GAGAAGTCTGTCCCCATTGAGTACTACCGTTACTCATGCCGACAGCAAATGAATTAGTGCCTGTAAGCCAATAAGTTGTAGGGTCTTTATCATGTGTACCAATCTGGAATCCACCAATTCGACCTTTGAAACCTTCGAATAAAGTCGCAGATACTACAACAGACCTTAATTTGTTGATAAAGGCTTCCTTAGCAGCAAGCGTATCCGTGAAGATATCGCTTGAAACGAACAACCGAGCCATGGCCGAGTCCATAATCAACTTATCAGCTGTGATAGTATTCGCTCCGATAATCTCAGCATTTAGCTTGGCAAAGTTTCCCTCTCCTACAAATAAGCGCTTGAAATATCCATCAATCGCTGTCAGTTCATCAAGTAAGGTCTTACCCTTTAATCGGATTTTTTCAGCTTCAATCAAGACTTGATTGTTAGTCGCATTGATTTGTGAAATGATAGAACCTGCGCTTGTCAGGTTCTGAACAGCCCACGAGCCAGCAAGCTGATTTTGAACTGTACGAACAGCTTCAGCCGTTTCCATAGTCGCATCTTCGGGTGCTGGTTGCCATTTACGGTCGGTTGAGCCTTCGTAAAAATCAAGCTCAGTCATGAACAGACCGCCCCATTTGTTAGGATTATTTTTGTCGTACTCGAATTGCAAATAACCGTCATCATAATCACCAACATTAAATTTGAAGGATTTTTTGACCGCCTTCGCGTTGTCAAAAACAGGACCATCGTTCCATCGAGGCTGACCATCATATACAAGCTGTCTTATGTCGTAGTTCAAAAACTTTGAGTCTTTTTTACGCTTGCAGAAATAGATCTTGAAATACTTCGAATTATTGTCAAATCCTAAAATATTTAAAACGTAGTCTGCATTTCGTTTGACGATGAAATGGGGGTTTGTAACAACGGCCCCTGGTTGCAATTCAAACATGCGCTTCTGTCCGTTAAAATAGAACGAGTGAGCCGTAAAACTCAAACGACCATTCGCTTCGGTCCAATGCTTCAAACCGTCGTCTGCTCTTGAATTTCGGAGCATATTCGGTCCGCCGACGTTAGCATATTTCCCAACTTCAACCTGAAAAAGCTGATTAGTCAAGGCAATTCTTGAGACCTTCTCAGCAATATCAGACTCACTACTACCGATAATGCGTTCATAGAGCCGGCTTGTCTCTCTGACTCTCTGAAAGTCCGTCTGGTTAGCCTTGCCCTCGATTTGAGAAACCAAGTTAGTGAATTGCCCATCAACAGTCTGCTTGTACTCAGCGATTTGAGTAGCAATTTGGCCATCCGTCGATGTCTTCACTTCCTCGATTCGGCGCTCAATCCCACGAATGCCCTCTCGATACGTGTTCTTGCCGACGTAACCGTCAACAACCTCGTTTTTCAATTTGGTTATATCAGCGGTTGCTTGCTCACTGATTTGTTTTGCTTCCTGAGCAAGCAAGCTACTTGCGCCAGCATTTCGCAAAGCTTCTTCAGCCTTTTGCTTGATTTCGTTCAAACCAGTGCTATCAAAATCACGAAAACGCTGGTCGATTGTCTCAGAAAGTTGTCTTTGTACCTCTTCGGCTCTGGCTTTGGCAAGTTCAATCTGGTCGTTAAAATCTTTCTTGATTTTATCAACTTTTTGGTCAAAGCCTTTGTCCGCTTCTTCAATTTGGTTTTGAACTTGCTTCTCAAATTCGCTGAATTGCTCAATCTTCTTCGTGAACGTTCCTGCGTATGAATACTGAGCATCATTGCCGGATTTACTGTCTGCGCTGATACGACCACGCAGACCACCCTTAAACGTGAACGATTGGCTCAATACTGGCGACTTGAATGTCTCACCCTTGTTCGTTTTGATGGTTACCCACTGACCAACATCTAGCAGTAAATGGCCTTGGTAATTCAAATTGAACGAATAATAGCGGATATCCTTGATTTTGTGATAGAGATTATCCAAAATCGATTGAGACATGAACAGATTATCCAATTCCAATGAACGACCAGTACGCATACCAACCGTGAGAGTCTCTTTGTCTTTCTTGCAGGTTATCCCTGCAATCTGATACTGAACTTCACTTTTGGTCAAACCGTGCATGAAATAGCTATCTGCTGTAATCGTGATACCTGAGTCAGTCAATTCTTTGATCTCAAGTTTACCCTCTCGATTGAAAAAACAAGACATCCCGAGCATCTGAGTAGCTAAACTCAAAACATCTCTGAATGTCATTTTTTTCTCTTTGGGGATCTTTTCGATTACATAATTCATGGATGTAATATCCATGTTTTCGTTTGCCAGTTCTACACCCGTTTTCAGACATATCTCTTTGATGACTTGTCTAATTTCCGCTGGATAAGTCAAATCTGTGACGTGTTCACGATTGAGTTTGAACATCCCGTCCATGAGGTCCAGCGTAGTCGTGTTACGGTTCCGGTCAATCTCAATATCATTGATGAAGTATTCACCCATTTTGACCCATTCGTAGGTTCCGTCTACCAAAAGACCGATTTCAGGGTAAATCTTATCTAGCTTATTGAATGTAGTGATAATGCTTGTGAACGTGATCTTACCACTACCAGCACACGTTCCACCGGGCTTATAGGTATCACCTTTGATATAGCCATAATCAAAATGCGCTTCTTTGATATCGCTTGACTGATACTGCCCTACTCTGATAGCAAGAGTACGGTTTTTAGCGAACATCGCTTCATCAAATTTCTTTCGTCTGAATATATCCATGTTCTAACCTACCTTTCTACCAGATTAAACTTAGCGCCCGACCACGGCTTGAACTTCTCAGTAAATGAATAACTTGGAGCCGTCCTGTCTCCAACGTAAAACGTTTTAGTGATTTGTCCTAGCATCGGGTCAGGATAAGATACTGTGAAAAATTCAGGCGATACAGCATTTAAAAGCTGACTCATTTCATCTTGAGTCAGCATGCCCCATTCACAATCTAATTTTCGTTTGGTCGTGATACGGTCACGCACCATGTCTCCGTTAGCATTTCTACCTGTTTCTCCATCGATATCTTGGATACCGACCTGAAAAGATTTGGGAGGCTTAACAGCCACCCCATTAATAATTAAGCGTGCCATTTTACCTCCCTTTAGATGTTAAGCAAGACTTGTCCAGCACGTTCTTGTTCTCGATTGATTTCTTGGATAGCTACACGACCGAACTCGTGACCACCAATCATGATGACGATGTCACCGTTACCGCTGAAGCCTCCAGACTGTGGCAAACCACCGCCCAAGGCATTGACTACAGCACCACCTACGATGCGACCCATAGTCTGCAAGAAACCAGTATTTTCAAGAGGCATAACAACCTCTTTACCAGCTTCACCAATCATGGCTACTGTCGGACTATCGACGATACCACCACGGGCAAGGCGAGGAAGGCTAATAGTTCCAACGCTACCGACCCATCCAAGACCCGGAAGACCTCTGATAGCATCCAAAACACCATTTATCATACCAATGAAACCATTGACCACATTTTCAATCGTGCCGAGAACCGCATTAACTGCGCTCTTGAATGCTCCACCTACTGCGCTACCGACCATTTGACCAGCATTCACGAAGATGTTCTTGACTGTGGTCCAAACACCACTGAAGAAACTTCCAATCGTGCTAAAAGCGTTCTTGACCGCTTCAAATGCAGTCTTGAAGATGTTCCCAAACCACGTAGCAACGTTAGCAAGCGCAGTCGTCACATCGTTCCAACGTTCACCAAACCAAGTACCGATTGAAGAGAATACATTCGTTAGAGCATTCCAAGCTTTTTGGAACATATCCCCGAACCACTTAGCTACGTCTGCTAGAACGGTTGTGATATCGTTCCATCGTTCTGAGAACCATTCTCCAAGCGGTGTGAAAATGGCAACAATACCGTCCCAAATTCCTTGGAAGATTGCCACAATCGTGTCCCAAATGAACTTCAAAACTGCTACGGTTAAATCTAACAATCCAGTTAAGATTGTAGACAAGATGTTCATGATGGCATCGCCCGTCTCGGTGAAACCGTCGAAAATCTTACTCATATCACTCGCAAGAATACCAGTGATGATATCAAACACGCCTTTGAGGAAGTCGGCAATGCCACCTAAAACATCAGAGATAGTGTTAGATAGAACACGCCAAACTTCTCCTATATATTCAATTGCAGGAGCTAATACTCTTGTCAATTGCTCAACGATAAAGCCGATAGTAGGACCTACATAAGCGTTAATGACTTGTGACATTTCTTGGAAACTTTCGGCCATCTCCAAAATCCTTTTGATCATTGGCGAGATGTGTTTGTCAATTGTGTCCGAGAAACCTTGACTGAGTTTTTCGATAATTGGTTGGATGTAATTATTCCAACCTTTTACAAACAAACTGATAATACTTGATATAGCTTTCGTTGATGATTCAATCGTTGGCCGAATATAATTATCGTACACACGGCTGAGAGAATCAGACATATCATTGATTGCCTGTTCAGCACTTTCAAAGATTGGAGCGATGTCAGACAAAGTATTTGAAAAGATTTCAGCAATGCCAGGCATGTTATCTGTAACAATTCGCTCGATACCTTGCATAAGGTCACCACCAAGCTTGTAACTAACCTCAGTAACGCTAGATTGGATCGCTAAAAGAGCAGATGTAATCGCACTTCCAATACGAATAGCACCGGTCGATGTAATCACATCATAGAAACCATCTGCGAATGACTGAGCGATATTTCCAGCCGATGCGAAGATATTGCCTGTATTCTCGAACTGAGCTACTAGAGAGCGAATAATACGCTCTTTTTGGCGTTCTAAACCGTTCGCAATACTTTCAGCAAGGAAGACACCGATACCGACTCCAACCGTTGCTAGAGAGCCTGTAATCTGCCCTAGAGAGTATGCTATCTTCCCAGCCATGCCATTGAAGGCATTGACTACTCGTGGGTCAGTAGCGATTTCTTCAAGCGTCTTCTTAATTCGACCAATAGCACTTGTGATACGTTCGAGACCTTCAGCTCTGAATGCAGCAGAAAACCCTTTGCTAAATAGGTCAGATAGACCTTTCAGCTTATCTCCAAGGCCGTCAAAAATGCTCTTGAACTGGTTGTCCATGTCGGTGAGTGCAACTTCTGGCAAGATGTCTTTAAAAGGTCCGCTTCCGCCTTTACCTTTCTTACCTTTGCCTTTACCACCGCCCCCACTGCCTTTGCCAGAGCCTCCGTCGTCAGAATCATCTTTCTTGTTTAATATCGTGATTTCGTCAAATCCAGCTAAACCAAGCAATTCTTTGACTGCTTTTTTAGCATTTTTAGCAGAGTCTCCGAGATTATCAGCTAGGCCACCCGAAGCATCGTCAGCATCGCCCATGGCATCTGCGAGGTCTCCTGCGCCTCCTGCCGCATCTTGTAAGGCTCCGTTCATGTCTCCGACTGCGCCAGCGACACCGTCTTTAACCGTTGCTTTTTTATTGAACATCAAAGCGATAAACTCAGCGAGTTTAGCAGTCACGTTCTTTAAGACCATAGCGAAAGAGTTTAAGACTGGCATGATAGCATTGATAATCGGCAAGAATGCGTTACCGATGTTGAGAGCTGAGTCTTTCAGTAACGACTTGAAAAGGCTGATACTACCGTTAACGGACTGTGACAAGGTCGTGCCATACTTAGCAGTGGCTTGTTCCAAAATCGCCATTAGACGGATTTGTTGTTGGGTTTGGTAGTCGAGTTGGTCCCAACTTTGGCCATTTGCAAAACGTTTAAACGCTTCAGTCGATTGAATCATCGCCACATTAACGTTGATTCCTAAATCTTCTCAATAATGTTATCGCATGGCTTTTTATCCATACTTCTTACAATTTCTTGTAAGTTCGGCATATATTTTCACCTACAACCGAATTGTTTAGGTGCTTACCACTCGTGGGGATATTTTATTCTATACTTTTTGACAAAACAAAAAGCACAGGTTCAATCCCTATGCTCTACGGTGACTAAGCCTTTTTAATTGCTTAGTTTACCTCGGTATCGTCATGTTTTAATTGCTTAAAATTTAGAGTTCTACCGATTTTGGTAAGTTCTTAATCCGCCTATTTCTAAGCGGTGCGACAAAAGTCTATCGCTTCCGTGTTCCCTAGTAAACCAGAGCGAATACGCTCCATAACGTCTGTAATGCTACGACCTGAACCCTCTGCGACTACTGCAGATGTTTGAAGCATCTTAGCAGTGTATGCGCTCAACTTGTTTGAGCCTTTGATAAAGCCAGAAAATAAGTTTGAATATACCGCCCCATATTTTGTCGCTTCACCAACACTCATATTCATAGCATTTGCGTTGTCATTTACCCATTTTAAGAATGTCTGCGAGCTTTCGCCCATTTGACGCTTGATTTGGTTAATCGATGCCGTGACTTCAAGAGCCATCTGCGTAGAGTACATGCCGACATCAAGCATTTTCTTGCCAAGATAGGCAAAGCCTGCAAATTTGGCTAGCTTACCAAATACACCCAGCATTGAGCCAGATTGCGCCTTGATTTTGTCGGTTGATGACTGTACTTTGTTAGAGGCATCTTTGACCTTATTCTCGACTTCTTTCATTTTGTTCTTGAAAGGTGCGATTTCGGCATCGATCATAACCTTAAGCTCGTCAAGTGTAACTCCCATCTATTCTCCTTTCATTTTCATTTTTCGATTATGACTTTCAGCGAACATGCGCATGCGTTCTTTGTGCAATTTCAATTCTTGAGCCAATCTCGCTTGTTCTACTTGCTCTCGTTCTTTTTCAAAAAGTTCAGGAGCATAGTCCCACACTTCAAGCGGTTTGGCATCTTTTGAAAGTAGCAAGGATACATTATTTGCTATCATCTGCGAAAGTCTGTAAGATTCAATAATCTTTTCTTTTTGTTTTTGGATTGTGACACGATTGTAGCTTTCAATCATTTCTCTGATTTCAAGCACCGTTAAATCCCAAAAATCGAGGGGCCTACCTCCGATATCTAAATACATCGGACAAAGCCCCTCAACCATTTCTTTTACTGACAATATAGCAGTCGATTCTACTCGACTACTTCCATTTTCGCTTTGGATTTCTTGGGAGTTTTCTTCTTGCTTTCTTTCTCCCGTGGCATAAAACCCGATACTTGCAACATCGGCAAGATAACGTCTGCCATGAATGCAGCCTGATCTCCACCGTTATCTACGTAGTCATCGTATAGGTCAGACACATCTTCAAATGAGAGCCCATGCTCAAACTTTTGAAGCGCTCCATGAGTCAACAGCAACATGACTTTTAGAGGCGGCAAAGCAAAGGCTTCACCTTCAGCGGGCATGAATACCTTGAGCAAATTCGCTCCGATTTTTTCTTCAACTTTGGTCGCTTGCAAGGATGTGAGGCGGAGTTTTAACTCCTTGTCCTCACTGACCTTCCAAATTGCGTATGGTAAAGCCATCTATTAACCTCCAATTCCATCAACGAATGTCAATTCAGACTGCAATGCGATCTTGAGCGTGAATTCGATAACGGAGTTCACTCCGCCACCGCCCAATTTAACGGACACTTGACCCTCAAATGTGACCTTGGTGTTGTCTGGATAGGTTTGCTCAAAGTAGAGCTTCTCCTTATTGTCTGCAGCATTACGCAAGACACGATAAGGTGAAGTGGCAGTTGTGTTGTCATAAGCGAATTTGTACTCAAGTTCCCCAGCATCACCAATGCCAAATTCGTATTTCTTAACCTTGTCTGCAAGAGTCGTATTCTCGACTTTTTCAGGTTCAATACCAAATTCAGGTACTTCTTTCAAACCTACAAGATTTTGATAATCGCCTTTAGTTTTACTAAAAGCAAGCTTAATTCCGTTTGCTAACATGTATTAATTCTCCATTCTGTATTGATAAACCAATTGTGAATTAAGGTCCACGATTCCCTCGAAGCGCATCAGCTTATGACGCAAATGCGACGGATCAGGCACGTCCTGACAATCAGTTCTTCGCAATCCTAAAGATGCAAAGATTTCATTGATTTTTACCGCTAAATCGCTTGTGCTATCTTTGTCAAAGATATCCACCTTATAGCGAATATGCGACTTCTTCTCTTGGTCATCGAACCATTCACCCGGTTTATTCTGTTCTTCCAAAAAAATGACGACTGGGACATTTTCCCAATCGTCCGGATAAGTATCGGTCACGTTATCTGCAACCTTTTGCAATTCTTTGTAAATTAAAGGCTTGATGTTAATCATTTTATCTGTTCTCTTATCTTTCTACTAACGTATTTTGATATTTTGCTTGATACACGGTCATGGTTATCTTTCAAGGCTGGATACAAGTAAGGTTGTGCAGGCTGACCATATATCTTGTAAAACTCCCCTCTTTTCGCAAAGTGGTAAGGCCCTACATTGATTTGGTCTTCGTGCACATACCAAGGACTAGACCGATAAGACACGCTTACTTCTGGAGATATACCAGAATGATTCTCTTGTCCTTTCGGACCCGTTCCAAGTTCGACATAGGCGCCATGGTCTGAGTTCGTGAAGACTTCGCCCGATATCTTGTTGCCGTTTATTTTTAGTCTAACTCTGATGCTATTTCTCAACTCACCCTCATTCGCGGGCGCCCTGAGTTTTGCTTCTGCTTGTACGACTGTTTTAGCAGCATGCAAGACCGCTTGTCCTACTATCTCGTTACTCTTCGCACCGTATAACTTACGGCATTTAGCGATTAAGCTATCTGCTCCGATTAAACCTGACACGTTCTAACTCCAAAACTTGATGATGACTGTATACTTTCTTTGAGATAACCCGATGCGTGACATCTGTCTTATTGTCGATACAAATACCGTCTTTCACGTTGATATTCGCATCCTTGATTGCGTTTGCGTTCAAGATATCGTTGACACGGTCACCGTAAATTTCAGATTGTAGCTTACTAGTAGCTGGCCACAACTCAAGTCGTACTTCTTCAACCTCGTCCGCATATCCCTCTTTAGCGACTCCCTCATTTGTCACGGATTTCTTGAACCGCTTGAGGTTGTATGGTTTCAGTCTATTCTTTTTCAAAAACATGACCTGCCACCCTCGCTAACCGATGCATCCGAATACGCTGTAAAAGGCCCGTAGACAAGCCTGACTCACTGTAAGTTACAGATATACCACCCTCGCTCCTAGATTGCTCTCCTTCGCTTCCTGAGCGATTGTAGAGCTCAATTACAAGTTCAGGTAGTAACCTTTCTAAAGCTGGGGTCAGCTTTTCTCGGTTTGTTTCAGATAAAATGATATCTTCAGCCCTTAAAAGTAAAGACAAGAGGACTGCTTCGTCACTCTCGCCCGTCAATGATTTTAGTTTTTCAAGTTCCATAAGACCTCCTAATCGTAAGGAGTCGTCTCGTCTCCTTGGGTTTCGGTTCCGTCAATGATCTCGACAACGTCTGCAATATCGACTGAGAACTCACTTTTGAGATTGTGTGACAATTCGTTGAATCGCTCGTCTGTCATCTCAAAGACATCATTCTCTTGTCGTCTCACTTTAGCTTGCCAGTCATTGAAAGCTTTTTTAACTCTGACTTTCATAGGTCAGACCTTATTTCTTGATTTCAGCAAGCACGACCTTGGAATCGTCTGAAACTGCGACTGTGTAAAACTCGTCAATTGAGATTTCAGTAGAACGTTTCAAAGACTTGCGGTCTACTTCGACGTTTGGATCACGTTTTAGGTAGACTGTCAACGCAGCAGTGTCTTTTTCAGTTTCGTCATCATGAGTGAGTTTGATGATTGGGCAAGTGTAAAATGCGCTAGTAGTATCAAGAGCAACTTTCTTAGTTGGAACGATGCGAGTGTTTGCGATTGAACCAATTTCACCAGTCATTACAACTTGATTTGGATATTTATCCGCTGAGATGAAGTTTGGATCTTTACGCAAAGTTGTGACTTGCTTTGGATTTACAAACATAACTTTTTCAGTATTGACTTCTTCTTCAAACAAATCAATAGCATCAACGATTACATCATAGCTGATTGCTTTTGTTTTTGAGTCAAATTTACGAGTGTTCGTTTTCAAAAGAGCGTCCATTGCATCGTTATCGATTTTAGATGCGATTGAAAGCGCAAGCTGGTTCTCTGCGTTTCCTACTGGATCACCATAACCAGAGAGGACAGCTTCGTCTGTCAATTCAACAGCTTTCATAGCCTTCTTGATTGTAGCAGTCTTAGTAGATGTTCCGAGAACGACTACGCCAGCTTCCACGCCTTCGTTTACATCTTCGGCATCACCGATATATGTGTAAGATGGAACTGTGATTGTGTTCCCTGGCACGCCTTCAAGCGTGCGGTCGATAGCTGCAAATGGAATCACTTGCAATTTCTTTGGTAGTTTAGCTGCGATCATATCTCCCATTACTTCAGGATTCACGAGATTTGCGATTTTAGTTTGTGTCATATATTAAATTCTCCTTGTTGGTTAATTCAAAAATGAGTTATACAATTCAGGATTTGACTGCTTCAATGCAGCCTTCTCTGAATGACTCATTTGGAAAAATTGAGCTTTCGAAAGCCCTGTCGATTGTTGCGGCGCAGTTTTAATAGGTGCGCTACCCTTCATGCGGTCAGATACGCCTTTCTGAACTGCATCCTCCCAAGTTTTCTGAATGCTTGCGACTGACTCAGTCACGGCTTCAGCGTTTGATAAATCAACCACGCCCACTAATTCGACTGGTAAGCCACGTTCGCTTAACATTGCCTTAGCTTCTGCGGTCAATTCCTTGCGAGCAATAGCCTTTTCACGATTAGCTAGTTCTTGCTCACGCTGGTCTAACTGATATTTCTGTTTTTCGTCAGCGTTCATTTTGGCAAGTTTCTTAGCTTCGTTTTCTTTAGCTTCTTGCTCTGATTTCCACTTAGCAAACTTCTTATCGATGATAGCATCGACTTCTGCATCCGTGTACTTTTTCTCATCTTGCGGTTGTGGTGTAGGTTCTGCAGGTACCTTTTGTTCTTCAACCGTTTCGACTGTTTGTGTTTCTTCGTTCATTGCGAACCTCCTATTTTTAAAGTCGTCCCCGACTGTATAATTCCATGGCTTTTACTGTCATCAATGCTCGGACAATACAAAAACCGCATCGAATTCGACACGGTTTATAGTGATTTACAGTAATTTATAGCAGTCTATTCCTGCCAGTCAAGATGTCGGATCACCTACTTTCTGTTTTTAAGCCATGAAAAGTCATTATCAACCAAAACTTGATAAAGAATTTTCCCAATTCTGTCTGCTTGCTCTTCTTCATGATTTATATAGCCGGCTTCAACTAAAATACCATGCGTAATTTCGTGAATAAGCGTCTGATCTTCGATTTGTTGACTAGCTGAGTCGTCAAGAACAATCCTGCATGTCTTGTACTCAATATGCCCCCATTCTCCTGTTTTTCCCTGTAAATCAGTTATTTTTTCGATTTCGTAGACGATACCACCTATTTTTACCTTATACATGTTAGGCTTATTATTACGATTCATTTCTTCAATCCTTTCTTTATGCCATCAATTATCCCGCTAATTAACGCTGAAATAATAAAGATTAAAAACAAAAATACCAACCAACCGAAAGCGATTGATACCCACTCCCAAATAAACATATGTCCCCTCCTTTCTGAGTTATACTCAATCAACTTCATACGATAACGAAGAAATGTCGGTTAATATTTTAGGTAGTAACTCAATCGCAGTGAATGCAGTCGTTCCACAAATATTTAACTCTAATTTCACTGTCGCTGGTCCAAATCCACCTGATCCTAAAAATTCTACGTTAGTTATCCCAATTTTTGCTGTATCCATTTTCAATCCTTTCTGAGCACGAAAAAAGCACTTAGATTGCTCTAGGCGCTTAATATTCATATTCGTTCTTTTTTATCTTTGGCAACATATTTACTATACCACTCTTTATAACTCATATCAGCAGGTACGTACTCGACTTTTCCTGTTTTGGGATTCCTTGCTCTGCGCTTCAACTTGCTGTAGTCTGCGTCCTCGTCATACGCGACAGTAGTAGACCTACACCACGGATGCAGAGGTGGATAGTTTACTCCAGGGACAACCTTGTCCGTATCATAGACCTTATTGTCGTGCTCCTGGCAAATGTGCGATGTGCGCTTATCCAATACTGCTACGAAGCGATACTTTGTGATTTCAGCATCTTCATAGCTGAGTAGTTCCATTTGGTTATGAAAGAATGCTGATTCTGTCCGAACCAAGCGCTTTGCGTTGTTTTGGCCTGCTCCGAACCGTTCAGCGATTGCTTGAGATGTATCTCTTACGCTTCGACCCGTCATGAGACTCACTAGGAGCTCGTCTTTCACGCTTGAAGCGAGCGCCCCGGTATTTGACCATATTCTGTCCGAATAGGCCTCTCCTGTCCACTTTAGCCCTTGTAGGCGCTTGATTTCAGTTTCAGGGAGATTAGAGAAACTATAAGCGAGTCCTGTCTGCTGCTGCAAGTCAAAGGTAGCCTTGTAGTAGCTATCCTTCATCAAGTCGCTATAAAAGGCATCCGAGCCTTTCTTCTCTGAATGATAGATAGACTCACGCATACGGTCTAAATCGTCGTTCAAACGCTCTAGACGCTTCATGCGATAAGCATAGGCCGGACTGTCTAAATCAGCAAGCAGGCGTTGAATATTTGGGTCGTTCGGCCTAGCTTCAAGAACCTTGCGAAGTTCGTTCAGGTCTTTTTGGTCCTTCATGTTTTTTAAGACCTGTCTAGCATCACGTTCGCTCAACCCATAATCACGTTGAAACTTGTCAAAGACCTTGTTGATTTGTTTATCTAAATAAGCTTTAGATTGCCTGTAGATATCATCAAACTTGTCCGCTTGCTTTTCGGCCTTGTCCATCTGTTCATAGATGAGATTAGCCTTTCTCTTGATCCAGTAGTCCTTGTTCTTCATCTGCTACCTCATCGTCCGGCTTCGTGTTCGCTTGATTAAAGAACGGCACACGGTCCTTATTCTTTTCTTTCTCTGCTTCGAGTTCTTCCAATTCAGCGTCAGGATCTTCAACGAATGGCAAGAGAGAAATAAGCTGACGAAGTGAGACCTTGCCTTCCAAATTATTGATAATCTGTGACAATTCAAGCAAGTTCTTAGGCAATCCACGGCTAAACTGTGGCACGATTGAATGTGCTTCAAGTGCAATCTGCTGCATGCCCAAGTAGTGAGCAAAGATAGCAATCCGCCGTCTGAGACCTCGCTTGTAGTTTGCTTCTTTCGTTTTAGTTATCATTTCAAGGCCTAGTAGCTTGAATTCCATGGCTACGCCCGAGCTATTTCCTGCGAAGTTCTTATCTGTCAAATTCGGCACATGGCTGAATGTGTAGATGTCTTCTTTCAAAGCCTTGCGCAAGATTTCAGTTGCATTCTCGTCCAGAGCGTTTTTCAAGAAATCAGCCTTGGCATCTGCTGGTAATTCCAAAAGGCCTTCTTCAGCAAGAATGCTCATCGCTTCCCTGGCATCTTCCAGATTGTCGGCTAACTGCGCGCCATACAATACAAGAATAGACTCGACCGCTTGTTCCTTGTCGTTGACTCGGTTGCCCATCAATGAATTGTAAGCATCAATCAAGCTGATTTGTTGCTCATAGTCACCAATCGCAAAGTGATTGTTACGATATTCGATGATTGGGATTTGTCCAAGATTATGTTCTTCTACTTCCTCATTCTGTGTTATTCCTGTGCTTGAATCACGCAGCACGATGTGATAATGCAGATTTTGAGTGAAGACTTCAGCTTGATACTTAGTAGCATCTTTCGTGTCGTCTTTGATTTCATAGTAGTAGACTGCAAACAAGGCCTTACGTTCGATACTATCATCGTAAACGATAAATACATTCTCAGGATCTACGCTAGTCGAATCAAGTTCAGTCAGACCCTCTTTCGCATAAATGTATTCGTAAGCACGTCCATAGATAGCCATATTCAAAGCGTTCTGCGCATCCACTTGGTCTATTTCAGCGCCATCGAAAGCTACAAGTAAGGGCTCAAGGTCGCTCTCAGCAGTATTGTTATACTTGATAGGATTGCCCATGAAATAGCCCGTAGACGTGTCTGCAATGTCCTTGGCGTGGTTAGCTACCGTTCTATAATTTGGAGCGTTCTTATTTCGTCTCTCGTGTTTTAAGATAGCATGCTCACCCAAATAGTATTTCTTTAAATCACGCAAGCGACTGCGTTCTTGTGTGTGCTTGCGAATCAGCTTGTAAATCAATTCTTTACTCAAAGCTGTTTCATCGTATCCGTCCCGTGGATAAGTTAAAATCTGATACATTCAATTCCTTTCTATAAGCCATATTGCGAGCGTCTGCGGACGGTTGCTTTCCCACCCTCAATACATTGAAGGCTATATCGCAACGCATCCATCAAGTGATTGTTCTTATCTTCTGGTTTGTTCAACCAATTGCCTTCTTTATCTCGTTGATAACAATAACTATAAAATTCATCCATGATATGTTCACAACTCGGATGTACATAAATAGCGTATCCTTGTAACTTGGATACACCTGCCATGATACTATCCTTTCCCTTTCTACTCTCTTTAATTCGAGATATACCGTGTTCCGACCTAAGTTCTTCAATCAATCGAGATTCGGCGCTATCTGCGATAATTGTCGAGCGATGATATCCTTTGTCTTTTATCATCTTAGCGACTTCTTTGGTTATCAAACCGACCTTGTACGCTTCATCAAAGATGTGTATTTCTTTCGCTTTGTCATTTATCAACGAGCAGCACAAAGCGGTTGGGTCGTGAGTAAAACCAAAGTCAAGACCGATACATAACTTGTTAGCAGGGTTTTGCAACAACTCGTCTTTATCAAAGTCTTTGACGGTCACATTGTTGTAGATTAGACCCTCAGCAACTCCCCATTCGCCGTCGCAGACGATTCTTGCACGCCTTGGATTCGTGTGATACAGATCCTCGTAACGTTTGATATCAACTTCATCCAGCCACTCGTTGCATCGATAAGTAGTCGTAGTAGCGAATGTATCAGCTCGTCTAGTTTCCTCGTCAAAAAAGACACGTTTGAGCCAATGCCTCTCGTTCCACGGGTTAAACGTGACTGTGATTTGTTTAAAAAAATCAGGCACATCCAAACTACCACGGATAGACTCGACTACCGTACTGAACTTATCTTCAGTCTCGATTTGATACGCTTCCTCGAACCAAGCCCAACATAAGATACCGACATCAACCGTGATAGATGTGATTTTAAGTTCATCATCTAGACCACGAAATAGTATCTTTTGCCCTGTCTCTTTTACAGTGATTTCAGGCAGGGATTCGTTGAATTTAAACTTATGAGCGACCTTTAGTTGGTTAGCTGCCCACTTGAAATCCGTGTAAGTCGATTGCTTGTTCGTATTCGAATATCTACGGATAACAAGCAAATTAGCCCAAGGGTATTTCAAGAGACGGATAACATAGTTCAAAGCAGTCGTCTTGGATTTCTTCGAACCACGGGACCCTTTTACGACTCTGTACAAGTTTCTCGAGCGCCAAAATTGGCCATAGCCACCACCTACTGTCTTAGGCAGGTCGACGACAATATCATTCTGTTTAATCTGGTATGTCTGACTCATTCGCAAACACCACCGTTCCAGATACTTCGATCTCAGATTTATCCGTCCAAAGCCTATGCCGTTTACCTAAAAGTTCGGCAGCCTTGATTCTATCTTTAGCTCCGACATCTATATCCGTAATCGTTTGGCCTAGTTCTCCAATGCTTATCAAGGTCTGCTCTTGCATCTCTCCTCGCATTACTGAAGTTAAATAACCCAAGACCTCTTGCTGCGTTGCAATTTTCTCAGACGCAAGCTGAGCCAGTCTTTCATCGATATAAAATTTGATTGCAGTATTTTGTAGTAACTTAGATGCGTTCGTGTTCGCATACTTAGAGCTATAACCTGCCTTAATAGCTGCATCTGTCGCATTCCCGCTGATGATGTACTCGTCAGCGAATCTCTGCTGTTTTAAAGTTAATTTAGCGATTTTCCATCACCTCCATTCGCAAAATCAAAAAAAGCCACACAAACCATGTGACTTTTTATTAAGACCTCTCACAGACTTTGCAGGAATCGAACCCACGATAACAGATTTGGAGTCTGTTGTGTTACCACTACACTAAAAATCTAAAAAATAACGACATCAAGGATTGAACCCAAAAAAGACAAAGAGGAAATCACCAGCTTATATCCCTGACATCGTTACAAAAATTCAAAGGAGTCATCAGTCCGCTTTACCGTACTTGCTGACAATACCATAATAACACTTTAAAACTATCATTTACTCCCATTATTATCAAAGATTTTTGAAAGTTGACTTATCGCCTTATCCCTTGCACGTTGAATCGTTGCGTTGCTGCAATTCAACCTTCTTTGTATTTGCGACCAAGGCAGACCATCTATGTAGAGTAGTCGCATTACAATATTCTCAATCGGCTCTTCTAACTCTTCAATCGCTCTAACTAGTTCCTCTTGTTCCTTATATTCCCTCTCAATTTCTTGATAGAGTTCAGCAATGCGATCAATAGCTTTGATGTTCATTTCCTCGGTGCGATTATCATTGTTCTGAGATTTCGGCATACTGTCAAAAGTCTGACCTTTCATGATACCAGACCTTAGATTGATAATTTCGCAATGTAGAGATTGTATTTTAACATTCTTAAATTTTAGTTTTTTAAGCTCTTTTTCAATAGCTCTTTGCACCCTATCACCTCTCTCCTAAAAAGATATCCATCGGCAGATTGAAATAAGTCGCTACATCTTCAACATTATACATATCAGGAGCGGATTTTAAATTCTCCCAATTCGAGATTTTTGCAATTGAGTAGCCTAACTTATTCCCTAGCTGTTTCAAAGTAACCTTGTTATCAATCCTCTTTTGTTTTAGCATGAAAGCGAATAATTCACACTGTCTCTTTGTTAAAGGTTTTTCATAGTCCATTCTCCATCTCCTAAGTAATTTTTTTCAAGTTCCATTTGATATCCTCCCAAAATTCTAATATTATTCGATTCCATTCTTCGGTTGTTGTTTCTCTAAAATCAAACTGAGACATCTGTTCAGCTCTTTTGAATAATGCCCTCTTAAATAATGAAGTTTTTCTGGAAAAATCCATATCATCTATTTCAAATTCAGTTATAATTTTCTTTCCATAACCCTCTATCTCTACATGGACTCTTGTTTTTCTATAGAGATGCAGAGGTTCCGCCCAAACACTTCCTTTTAAGTCTGATTCATCGACTTTTTTAAGCATTAACGATATTTTCTTAGCTTCACTCTCTTTTTTAGCACCACTGAAAGGGTATCTTTTTGGTCTCATTCCATATCCTCCAAAAGCTCAGGATTTTCGTAGATGTTCCCAATGACTTTGTAATACGGTAGAAAATCCTTTGTGATGTCAATCCGATAGGTACGACTCAGACCATCACCGTACCAGCGACCTTTATCTTTGTCGTATTTGACAATAAAGGTATATTCTGTCTGTATCTGATGATGTAAGATATCACCTTCAAAAACTTCTGTACCTTCCTTGTCTTTAAGTCCTGTTGATTGCATGATACATCCATAGTCATCAAAATGTAACCATTTTTTTCTTTCTTCAATCCAAATGATGGGACAAGTCCAGTTTTCATCATCTGTATCACAATTGCCTACCATGACTCTATAATTCATTTCGTTTCTCGTTCTATCCCACGCTCTGTACTTCTGTATCATCCCAAATCCTCCTCTTTCACGAAAACTCCATCAACCATCTTGCCCTTTCGGTCTTTGATAGCGTCATAAGCAATCTGCAAGCAACTGTCTGCATTCGTCCCGTTGAAAAATGAAACAGAACTAATCACACTATTGAGAAACATCAAGTCTGCTTTGATTAAAGGAATCTGTGTCTCATTGTGACAGACATGAGCGTATAGCTTCTGAGCGATATTGCCCAAGCTTGAAACCATCAGCAACAATTCAAGTTCCTGTTGATTAGCTGAAATCTGAGCACCGTTCTTGATTTGTTGTTCAAATCCAATCAATACTACCTGGATATCACCAAGCGCATCATAGATCAGCTCAGATTTGTCCTTTGCGATACCCTCAAATAGTTCTCCTGACTCTTCCATCAGCTTTAAGAACTGCTTGATCAGATTTGCTTGATGTAAGTTTCGGTCAACAAACCACTGTTGAACCTTATTTTCCAAATTCATTTTCGTATTCATCTTACTTTTCCTCCACTTCTTTAAATGATTCCATTGTCTGAATAATTTTTTCTAACATAGATTTAGATAACGTGATGTAATTATTTTTCTTCACTTGTTCACAGAAGATACAAATTCGATTGCCAAAAAATCTGCAATTTTCAGTTAAGCGATGTCTTTCATCTGACTCTATTTGTTCCTTGTTGGCTAAGCTAACAAGGATTACTTCATCAGATTCTTTCCAATCTGGAAGTGCTACAGCTTTGTATAAGTTTTCAAATGCTAAATCGGTTAAAATATCTCTAGCCATCATTCTCCTCCGTTTTCAAGATCTCGGTCAATAAACCATTGTTTTACATTTTCTATTGTGCTCATGATAACTCCTTTGCGATAGCAGCAATAATATTCACGGTCACGCTATTTCCTGCTTGCTTATATAATTGACTGTTAGAGTTGACCTCTTGCGTCTTATCAAAAGCCCAATCTGGAAAACCTTGTAATCTCCAACATTCACGAGGTGTTAGCTTTCTAATCCTAAATCCATCTGATAAATGATTGTTTTCCTGATAACTATTACTTGTCAAAGTAGGAGCGATATCATGTTCTCCGCCATGATTATAACCATGACCTCGTTGAATGATTTTAGGTTCAAGTCCTCCGCCTTGATAGGCTCTGATTGTTGGTTCGATGCCATCTGTTTCGTAAACCACTCCACATTGATTAAAATTGGGTTGCAATACCCCAAATTGTTTTATAGTATTGCTTTTTATGGCTATCTTCTGCCCTTCTCCCTTGTTCGTTGTGAGTGTAGGAGCTAGGCCGTCAGCTTGATAGACTTCTCCATTCATGCCATTTCCAGATGGATTTACATTACCAATTTTTATGACTGATTGGCTACTAGTTGGCTGATTTTCTCCACTGAGAGGAAATACTCTTCTGGTACATTCTCCTCTAAGATGTCCGATAATGAATACACGTTCCCGATTTTGGGGGACTCCGAAATCCTTGCTGTTAAGCACTTCCCATTCCACATTGTACCCCAGTTCATCCAAGGTTGAGATAATGGTCTCAAATGTAATTCCGTTTTCGTGATTGAGGAGTCCTTTGACATTCTCAAGGAATAGATACTTAGGTCTGAGAATAGATGCGAACCTAGCAATCTCAAAGAACAAAGTTCCTCGAGTATCTTCAAAACCTCGTCTGTTTCCTGCAATCGAGAAAGCCTGACACGGAAATCCTCCACAGATAATGTCCACACGTCCGATTCCTCGAATAAACTCGTCTGATACTGCTGTAATGTCATGTAATTCAATCTCTCCTTTCGTATCGTGTATGGCTTTATAAGACTTGCGAGCAAATTTGTCAATTTCGCAAAACCCTACACATTCATGCCCGGCGGACTCCATCCCAAGACGAAACCCACCGATACCAGCGAATAGATCTAGGAATTTCATAACCTCACCTCATCCCCAACTTTCACCTTCTCATACACCTCTTTCGTGACTACGAAAATGCCGTAATCACGAATTGTGATTGTATATAGCTTTCCGAATTGTCCTTTCTCTACGACCTTACCAAAAATCTCAGCGCCTTGATTATCAGCCTTATAGACGACAATCGGACGCTTTGCTTCTAGTTCTGCAATCCTGTTCGACTGCCAGATATTCAATCCAGCAGATAGCAGGATCCAGATTGCGATAAAACGTTTCATGTTGCACCCTTTCGCCTGTTATTTGATTTTTTAAAACCCTAAGTTTAAAGCAATCATTGTTGCTTGTATGAAACACTGTGATTTCTTCTTCCCACTGCCTTCGTGTGTAAGGGTATCTGTTTGGTCGTTTAATTTTCATCATCACAAAACACCACCATTCAATTTATTGAATTCTTCTTTGGTGAACCCTTGACTAATAGTTATTTCAAAGTTTCTAAAACCAAACCCACCAGCTGATAATTTACTTGCACTGATATTTCCAGAACAAATAATACCAGCACATGGTATATTTCCCATATCACTAAAAGTCTTACCGCCATCTGTACTAATTTTAATATCTATGGGATGACTATTAAACATTTTATGATACTTCTTAATCAATCGTTTTCTTGATTTATTTAGTGACATCACTCAACCTCATCTTTTAATTTAACCGAAATTTCTAAGTAAAATTTTTGTTCGGGTATATCCAGCACCATTGTGTCGTTTTTACCATCTGAACTGACGATAATTTCACCGATTGCCAAAACTAAGTCTCCAATTGTGCTGTTTAGCGTAAGATTCATTCTGTTACCTCCTCATCATCATTTTTGAAATCTTCTCCAAGTATCTCTAAGGCAAATTTTTGTCCATCTTTTATGAATTTTAACCACTCTTCATCTGATATTATCATTCCGTTACCTCCTCAATCTCAATCCCCTCACAATCAAACACCCAGCCAAAGTTGGCATCTTCTAATTCTTTTCGGGTGTGTTCCCTTCTTTGCATGTAAATAGTGCTATAAAAACGAAATCCGTTCGCTTTTGTATCCACCAAATAGTCAATTTCTTCTGAGTTACTTTTTAATTTAACCCGATACCGCTTTTCTTCCTCGACCTCGTAGCCGAACTGGTGCATGTTGACGAGGGTTTGAAATGGTTTTGTGCCAGCGGTTAGAAACCACCTTTCAAACTCATTAAGTTTAGCGCCATCAAAAACCGATGGAATGTTATAGGCACATCGATACAAATTCGCTTCAAAAACATCCTTATTCTCTTCATACCAATCAGCCACAAACTGCGGGACTTTGACTGGTTGCGGTTCGTCTAGTTGTTCAATTGATTCCAACATCCAATTTCTATTAATTGTGATTGTGTCTGCGATAGGCCCCTCTTTATAAGGCAAATCCTCGATACGTTTAATCAATTCCTGCTTATTCATCTTCCAACTCCTTCAATTGTGCTTTCATTTTCTTCAATTTTTTCTTCAAAAATTCACGGTGAGCAGTACGACCTTGTGCCACTCGTTTATCACATGGTTTCGAATACTCCTCGATTTCCTGCTCTGTGATTTCGATTGAGTGTTTCAATGCTTCAATCATTTGTTTCTTGATGCTCATCCAAACACCTCATTCAAATCCTTGACATATTCATTTTGGTTGAATGGTTCATCAGCAATTCTGTTTAAATCGTTCTTTCCTGTCCTTCTTAAAAATATAGACATTCCACAAAATCTACATCTAATCGATTTAGAACCTTCTCTAGCGTGCCTTTTATAACACGATCCACAAAATGGACATTGTACTTCTACTTTTAATTGATTATTCATTTTTTCTCCATTTTTTACAAAACAAATTTAATGCAACCGTGCAACCGATAGAAAACAAAATTTAAAAAATAAAATTTAAGAATCCTTATTTAATAGACTTTCTCTTTATATACTATTATTAAATATACTTTTTATAAAATATAGGTTGCATCGGTTGCATTATATAAAAATAGTATAAAAAAGTCAGTATTATCAAGGGTTTAAGGGTGCAACCGTTCTTTCGATTTATCGGTTGCATATCGGTTGCATGCAACCGTTCTTCTCTCTAGATGCAACCGATGCAACCGATAGAACTTTAAAATGCAACCGATCTATTTTTGTATAATTCTCTTAAAACCTTTTGTATTTTTCCCGCCAATTCTGAACTGACCTTTCTCCCATCCAGGGTGATTATCCATGATCATATTGATTTTAGTTGATAACTTTTTGTCATTTGAATTTCTCATAAAGAGGTTATACATCATCTCACGAGTTGATACTTTTTCCAGTTTTTTAGTACCAGCTTCAAACTCACTACTATTATCAAAATATTTACTTGTATACTGATGTTGTTGTTGAATAGACCAGCTTGACCAATTATCAGGAATAGGCATTTCCAAATATTCAAGCACTTGTAATTCAACTTCATCACGGTACATGAATTTTTCACGATAGATTTCCAATCGTTCTTCAGTTTCTTTATCAAACATTAAATCAGCACCAGCTTTATAGATTGTGACAGCTTCGCCCCAAATTTGTTCGACTGTTTCAGGTTCAATTTTCATAGGGTGTTTCTTTTGTCTGCTAGTATCTGCCATGACAGATAAAAACCTACGTTCACCAGTCTTGTCTTTTAAGTATTCCTTCTGATTCGTTGTGCGTGCTAGAACAAAGTTTTTTGCAAATTCTTCAGTACGCTTCATGTAAGGTTTACGAAAACGTAAGCTTGTTTTTGAGATAAAAGCTTTTGTTTCAGCAAAACTCATTCGGTTACTAGCAACCATTTCATCATCATTGACGATTAACGCCTTTAACATGATGTCATAGTTGTCTTTGTTCGCAAAATCTGTGACAGCATCGGTATACCACTCACCACCTAACTTTTGGAGAAGGGAGGTTTTCCCAACACCTTGACCACCTACGAGATCTAAAACATAATCAAATTTAGCGTAAGGCTCGTATACTTTAGCGACTGCTCCAACCAACCACATTTCAGCGATTTTAGAAACTAAATCAATATCTTCTGCACCGAGGTAGACTTGAAGCATTTGGTTGATACGTTTCCGACCATCCCAATTACTTGCTGCACGTTCCATATACTCCATAACTGGATTGTATGACCTTTCAGAGAAGAAGGTTTCCATGCCATCTAGCATCGCTTGGTTTGAGAAAGCAACACCTAATACACTTTCAAAATAAACTTTTACAACTGAATCAAAATTAGAGGGTAACTCTCCTTTTTTGAAAAAAGTATTTCCAATTCTGAAATCTTTGGTTAGTTCATGCTCTTGTGAAAATTCATTATGTTTTAGGTAAATACTTAATTGATCATCAGCCTTAAAAGAAAGAAGTACATTATTTGGACTGTTTGATTTAATTCCTCCTTTGTCATTCAGTATCATTGTATCTTGTGAATTTATGCTAACTACATTACCAATTGTTCTCACCTCCTATCTTTTTTAATCATACTTTCAACAGTACGCATCACTTCCTTTTCTGACAAAGGATTTTGACTGTTAGTATTTGCTAGTCTTGCAAGTTGAATGACTACTTCATCATCTACTGCTCGATATAATAGACCACCTACGAATTTTGCTAGTTTATCATTCCGTCCTCCCTCATCACCAAAACCAAGGGCGATTGTTTCAAATAGTTCAGTGGTTTGAGTTCTGTCTCTGGTGTAAGACCTTCTAGCTAAATTCCTTAAACCATCTTTACCATCATAGGTATGTCCGTGTGTTTCTTTGTATTGTTTCTTAATCGCTCGAATTAAATCTATGGAAGGTGTTACGATTGTTCCACCTTCTTTTGATTTTTCTAAATCCCACTCATACTGTCCTTTATCTGTCGCAGATGGTGCAACTAGCACATAGTTGTTTTCATGAGCCTTGATATCAACACCTGGCAAGAAACCAATCATCTGTGTGATGGGTTCATCCTCTCTTTTGAAATAAAAGAGATGTTTCCCACCACTTGCAGTTTTAGCTTGTAGGGTTGGTTCAATCAGTTTTAAGTATTTCCATTTTTTAAGAGACTCAAAACCATTTGACTTACCGTGCTTGTCAATATCAATGACAAAGAAATTAGTTGTTTTAAGAGCGATATTAGCGTTTGGATAACCATCCCAAAAGGATTCAATTTCACTTGCAGTCATGGCAGGTTTATCAGCAAATTCAATCAATGGCATCTTATTTTTCGGATTGATTGGAATGACTGAAAAGCCTAATTTTTGATACTGCAAGGCATATTCTTTCATAGATGGCATATCTTAACTCCTTAATTGTTAGAACGGCAAATCATCGTCTGGAATATCAAGTCCTGCCGTTGTTTGCATTGTGTCTTCTTCGAGGTCATAGTTACGGTAAACTTTACCTTTGCTTTCTGTTTCAGTGATCACTAGGTTGTAGTAAGAACCAACTGCTTTACGTTGTAACGCTTCTTCCAAAGCTTTACCATCTTCTTCGTCACCTTGCATATTATCACCAGCAAGAACCAAAGCCTTGATAAAGAATTTCATAGTACGTTCAACAGACCATTTAATATCTTTACCTTTCCATTCAGTCAATGTTCCGAATGTAACGTATTCAGAACGACCGTCATAGTCACCACCACGGATTTCAAATTGGTAAGCTAAACTTTCCCAACCACTTTCAGCGATATTGAAAGTTGCTTTTTTCAAGATAACTGGATAAGTTCCAGCTGGGATTGGTGCAGGTCCATTCGCGCTGTCTTTACGTGGGTCAAAGCCTTCTTTTTTGATTGATTTTGCGATATCTAATAAACTCATTTTATTTCTCCTTTAATTCTTAAAATAATTCTTTAACTGCTGCATCTTCTTTCTTTTCTACTGGTGCAGTCGGTTCATTGTTTGTTGTTTCGGTTTTTTCAACCTTTTTAGTTTTAGCAGGTGTCAATGCACCACGGATTGTTGTTAAGATTTTCAAGATTTTCTTATCATCAACTTGGTCAGCGTAGTAAGATTTACGCTTACGGTCAACTTCACGATTATAGTTACTTCCAATTTTTTCAGTATGGATCATTAGGTCAGAATTTCCATTGATAAGGTTCACATACTTATCTTTCAAGCTTGGTTTATCCTTTGTTGCATTTCCATTGTCATCATATTCAGAGATTTGTCGACTGATATAGATAACGTTCATTGGTAAGGCTTTAAGGTCAATAACTAATTCGGTAACTGCTTGATTGAAGAAATCATAACCTTTACCGTATGGAATTTCAGATAAGGATTTCAAACGAGGTTTACCAGCTGGTGTTAATTCATCACAAACTGCAATCTTAATCATTTCAATGACATCATCGATTACATCGACTACAACTGTCTCATAAGAATGTTTTTGCGTTTGAAGTGCCAGGAGGATTTCACCTAACTGTTTGATAACTGAGTTGGTAATTCGTCCAGTGGTGTCTTTTTCATTCAATAACTGAATACTTGGTACGCTGTTAGCTTCTGCATTCCCATCCGTATTTAATACAATAGGGTTTGGAAATTCGTTTGCTAGATAAGACTTACCACTCATGGTTTCACCAT